ATAGGTGGTGTTGTAGAAGCAGTAGCATTCTTAGGTAAAGGCATAGGCAAACTTATTGAAATGGCAGGTGGCAGTAATGATGTCACACAATTCTTTGAAAATATTCAAAATGCCGCAAACAAAGTGAGAACAGGCGGACTGGACAAATTCGGCGAAGCATTAAATGATGCATTCACAGCAGTGCCAGTGACCACAGCTCAAGATTTTGTAGCCGGACTTATAGAAAATATGAGAAAGGCTGGAGAATTAGCAGATGAAGAAGCACAAAAAATAGTAGATAAATTAGCAGACACAGCAAATAAAGGCGCACAAAAAATTGCTAATGGTGGTAAAGTTATATCCAGCAGTCTAGCAGACTATAAATCAGCACAAGAAGAAATACTTAGTGTTGCCGCACAAAGTTTTGATCAATTAACAAACGATATGGCTACAGCCATTATGGATGGTGGCAGTGTTATGGATAGTTTCAAAAACATGTTCAGAAACATAGTGAAAGAAATCATAGCACAAGCACTCAAATTAGCAGTTATACAACCCATACTGAATGCTATACTATCACCATTCGGATTTACAGCAAGTCTAACTGGTGGTAATTTCAGCATAGGCAAAAAGGCAATGGGTGGTCCAGTGATGAAAAACAAACCATACATTGTGGGCGAAAGAGGACCTGAAATGTTTGTGCCAGGATCAAGTGGATCAATAGTGCCTAACAATCAATTAAGTGGTGGCGTCACAAATGTGTATTACAGAATAGAAGCCACTGACCCTCAATCTTTCCAGGCACAAATTGCGAGGGATCCCGGTTTTATATATCAAGTAACACAAGCCGGCGCTAGGAGACAACCAAGATAATGAGTATTCAGAAAATAATAGATAACGCAACATTTATAACCATAGACAAAAAGAAACTGGCAGGACAAAGTATTTCAAGAAGTGGTGTGCTGTTAACATCAACCGTAGCAAGTGCTGTGCCATATGTGTTCAAAGTGGGTATTCACGATGGATTAAAATACAGCACAAACAGAGATCTACTGGAAGAATTAGACAGAATAGATGTCACCATAGAAGAAAACATAGACATAGGATCAACAAATAGTGGAATGAGTTATATCACAGCATATCAAGGTGATATGGATGGCGGATCTCTCAGTATGGTAGGATCAGATAGTGCTAACTTATACATAGACGCCAGCAGTGCAACAGCAACATCAGGTAATGTGTTGTTCAAGAAAGGTGATTTTGTGCAGCCACAGGGCAACACAAGCACTTACAGATACCCTTATCAAGTGACATCAGATGTTAATGGTATAGGTGTAGGACAATCAAATGTCACTGTGCCAGTTCATAGAGCAGTTATCAGTCAAACAGGTGTAGCACTCACAAGTGGTGGTGTGCTAAAAGGCAGTGATGTGACTTGGAATGTGAAAATGACCACAAAACCAAGTTATAGCATAGTGCCATATGACAGAATAGAATTTGACAACGAATTTGAATTAGTAGAGGTTATACAGAGTTAATGGCTACAACAATACCACAAGTAGATACACCAGACATCATACATTGTATATTGATAGATCTAACACTGGGCAGTAATGTGTATTATCTCAGCAGTGCATACACACCAGTCACATATAATTCTAACACATACACAGAATTAGGATCATTTATCAATGTGGGAGAATTTCAAGAAAACATCAAAACCACAAATGGTGATTTACAAATATCTTTAAGTGGTATACCCAGTGAAGCAGACTATATGACACAGGTTATAAATTCACCTATTAAAGGTGGTGAAGTCAAAATATACAGAGCATTCTTTGATGACAATTATGCTTTCAATCCATCTAATGTGTATGGTAGATACAGAGGCATTATCACAAATTATGCTATAAGTGAAAATTATGATCCAATAGAGGGAGTATTAATAAGTTCTATAACGGTGAGTTGTGCCAGTATCAACACACTATTAGAAAACAGATTAGGTGGTCAAAGAACAAATCCCAGTGATAGAAACAAATTCTATCCAGGTGATCAAACATTCGATAGAGTTCCAGATCTACAACATGTTCAATTTGACTTTGGTAGAGAATACACTGGCGGCGGTGGTAGTAGAGGCGGTGGTGCTGGAGGCGGCGGCAGACCAGGCGATTATGCTCCAGGTAGAAACTTTCAATTGAGATAATATGATAAGAAGAGCAAACATAAAGGATTATGATGCAATAATGGCAATGATGATTAACTTTGCCAATTCATCACCATATGCACCACTCAAAAATCCTCAATATCACGATATGTATGTGAGAAAACTATTAGATCACATACAAAAAAACGGCATAATACTATTAGGTATTAAAAATGATGAGCCAGTTGGCATGTTAATAGCAGTTATACAACAAGATTCTTGGTTGCCACATGTTAAAACAATGAAAGAAATAGCATGGTGGGTAGAACCAGAACACAGAATGAGCAGTTTAGGATATAGATTGCTCAAAGAATATATCAAATGTGGTGAAAAACTAGTAGAATCAGACATAATAGAAGGTTTTACACTTACGAACATGATGCAATCACCGGATTTCGACTTAGAAAAACGCGGATGGCGTCCAGTAGAAACAAATTATGTATATGAGGGTGTGTAGATGGCAGTCTTTACATTTATAGCAACAAAAATAGTATATGCTTTAGGAACAATAGCAGGTGTTGCTCTCACAACTACAACGGCGGCTGGAGCACTGGCACTTACAACAGCAGGAACTATCGCAACCAGCATAATTGCAGGTGGTATAGGATATGTCACAGCAAAAGTAACAGGTGTATTCAAACCACCCAGTATTCAACAGGCAAAAGATCCAGGCGTTAAAGTTCAACTATCGCCCAGCACAGATCACAGAATTCCAGTGTTTTATGGCAGTATTCAAACTGGTGGAATAATCACAGACGCTGGCATAACAAATCAAAACAACACCATGATATATGTTATGGTTATTGGTGAAAAAACAGACACTGGCAATTTTACCATAAACGAAATAAGACGACAAGATGCTGTGCTGAATTTCAGTGGTGCCACGGTGACATCAATCACAGACCCTAACGCCACAGCAAGTAATCTAGTTAATGGCAAAATGAGATGCAGAGTGTATGCTGGTAATGCTCAAAGCAATGTGAATCAAATATTTCCCACAACAAACAAAGTAGCGGCATCTACACTATTATCAACTATAAATGTTAACACAAATTATGAAGATTTAGTGTATGCTGTGTTTGAAATGGATTATGATCCAGAAAATGGTCTAACAGGGTTAGGCAGTATAACATTTGATATTACAAATAGTCTAAGTTCGCCTGCTAATGTCATCGGTGATTATATTTTGAATTCCAGATATGGTGCAGGATTAAGTTCAGATGAATTTGACACCACAAGTTTAGATGCAGTATGGGAGTATTCAAACATATTGGGCACATACGGCAATGTAGAATACACCACAAATGCTAATGTGAGTGCATATCACGATAGATGGAAAATAGATGGTGTATTAAGCACATATCAGCCAGTGTTGAACAACATAGATGAATTGTGTCAAAGTTGTGCCACATTCTTTGTGTTCGACAACAAATCAGGCAAATACAAATGTATTCCTAACAGAGCATTGACCACACCAGAAAAAGCAAATTGTTTCGTGTTCAATGATGACAATATCATATCAAAAATAGATATCACATCCACAGAATTATACAGTTTATACAATGGCATAGAAGCAGAATATCCCAGTTATGAACAAAAAGATCAAACAAAAGTTGCAATAGTATCAACACCAAGTGGTGATAGAAACACAAATGAACCAGACAATGTGTTAAACACCAGATACAACTTGGTGAATGATTATCCAAGAGTAGCAAACTTAGCAAACATAGACTTGCGTCAAAGTAGATTAAGCACAACATTGAGTTTTGAAGCAACACATCAAGCATTACAAGTGGATGTAGGTGATGTGGTCAAAGTCACAAACAGCCTATATGGATTCACTGACAAATTATTCCGTGTGATGCAAGTCACAGAAGTAGAGCGTGAAGATGGTGTGTTGAGAGCAAAACTGTTATTGTTAGAATATGATGACAGCATCTATACTCATAGTGTAGAAGTCAGTGATGGTGGTTTAGGATTGAGTTTGATACCAGGTTGGTATAGTGGTATAGTTGGTAATGCAAATATCAC